TTTTTTTGTTTAGGATATGTTCCTAGAACGTTCCAGGAACATTAATCCAAATTAATTATCTTCTTATAACAAATGTTACGTTAAGTTTTTTAGTACCACTTGATGCACCATCAGTAATCATTTCGATAGTTCCATCTTCTGATACATCATTAGCTGCTGTAGGTTCTGCTGTATCTACGTCTCCAGCAGCAGATCCAGATTGTGTTACTGTAATCCCACCACCAGTTACTGCAGTTCCACCTATTTCAAAAGATATTCCTCCATTTGCAGATGTAATTGCACCTTGAAGTGCAGTTATAATTTTTATTATTTTACCCCCATCAGGTACAGGTACAAATGTTGATGATCCTGTACTAATGTCAGCTATTGTTGCGTGTAAAAAATAGTCGTTTAATGTTCTCATTATATTCCTTCATTGTTCCGTCTTTAACCCCTCTCAAGACTTCAATGTTATTTAAGATGGAAGGCGAGTAGATTTGAGGTTACTCGCCTATCCACGTGCTAATTATTAGCTAGTTGTTACGTCTGCTACAACACCTGAAGCAGCTTCGTTTCTTGATTCTAGAGTTGCCTCTACAAGCAATTGTCTTTTGTCTGCGTCTCCAGTTTTTGCAATATCATGCATTGTGAAGTCTCTTAAGAAAGCTACTCCCCAATAATCCATGTCTAATACCCAAGCATCTCTATCTCTAGAGAATCTGTTAGGTACTACTTGCAGTTGACCGAAGTCAGAAGCGTAAACATCTACTGATGTGTATAAAGTTGCATCAGCACCTGCGTCAAATCTAGTACTGTTACCAGTGAATCCTGACAATTTTTGTTTATTGAAAGGTCCAACCATAATCATAGTTGGATTTCCACCAGCATTCCATACTGATTTAATTACAGATTTCAAGAGAGACTCCGTGAAAACTCTTTGAGTTCCATTGCCAGCTGCGGTATTACCCAAGCCACCAGATGTTCCAGAAGTTCCCATGTTGTCATTAGTAGCGACCCATGATCTTAAGCCACCAGCTACTCTTGCTGCTGTTGCTGAACCTGTTACTTCAGCATTGTTAGAACAAAGAGATGCTTCAAAATCTCTCTTTAGTTCTTTTGCTTTTTTAGCTATTTGATAAGCGATCTCAGATGCTCTACCAGCTTTATCTACTGCTTCTTGCGTACCTGTAATACAGATAGCCTTGTCCATAATTTGACAAGAGTTAGATAATCTAGTTGTTGCAGTGAGAGCATCTATAGTTACTTCATCACCTTCGATAACTTGATTAGTTGTGACTGCTGCTGCCAGCGAGTCTGTTTGCCATTCATGTAGAACTGCAGTTGCTTTTGTTTTAGCTGCAGAACTTAGAAATGGCGTGTCCGTTGGTGAGATGTTATAAATAACATCCGACAGATCTTCACGTTCACCAATGGAATCATACGTGTCAAACGTGTCACTAAATTGTGCCATTGTTTTATTTCCTTTGTTGTTGAGATTTAAGATTCATCATGTCAAGCAAAGCGTTCTGAGCATCTTTAAGATGTCCAGTTTTCTTTAATCGACCGATTTTATTTCTTATTCCCTCTCTACCTGAACTTGCACTTGATTTGGCTATTCCAGATTTTACAACTCTAGGTGCGTTAGCTACCTTCTTCTGGGCTATAGGTCTTTTATCTTTAACAGATTTATAACTCATAGCATCTCTAATCACCATTAACATTCGATGATCAGCCAGACTCCCAATTTCACCATCATTAAATCCATAACCTCTAAGCGTTGTACGCATGTTAGTTTTGAATTGATCTGTTTTATTAGGATCGCTGTACTCTGGTATTTTAGCCGCTGCTAAGTCTCTTTGGGCAGTAATGTACTCATCGTATTGTTTACGATAAGCCTCTTGAGCTTTAGACTTCATTCCATCTAGCTGCCTTTCTTGTTCTCTTAACTGGTAATCCAGTCGGGCTGCAGCTGTGGGATCTTCATCATAAAGTTTTTGGAGATCCTTACTACCTTGTTGTTGTCTGATGAAACCATCAGCAGTTCCAATCAAGTCGTTTAGTTCTGATAAACGAGTATCATAAGATTGACGAAAACTTTCCTTTTGATTATCAAGATCTCTTCTCTCTAAACCTAAAGAATGAGTTTTTTGTCTATAATCCGAATCTCGTGAATAACCTGCTTTCAGCTCATCGAGGGTAACCTCTAACTCTTGACCACTAACTTTAACTCGGTGGAGTCCTGGTTCCTCTATTTCTGTTTGCGTTTCTTCTTCGATTTCGGGTTTTTCAGTAGCTGCTTCGTTAGGAGTTTCTTCAGACTTTGATTGACTCTCTTTTGAAGGTTCCTCTTTGATCTCTTGAGGTTGCTCTGAGGGAGCTGCTGGTTTTACAGGTTCTGATTGTCCTTCTTTAGGATTCAGTAGTCCTGATATTTTCTTAGCAGCACCTTGAATAGTTTGTTCCTGTGCCATGTAACGTTCCTCCTTGTTGGTTGACGTATAACGAGATCCTAGTTTAGAATAATTCTAAATAGGTTATCTCTGATTTAAAAGCTCAAGATCTTTTTGAGCTAGTTTTCCGCTTTCC